TGTCAAAGGTCCCTTTAACTTCTACAAGCGTATCCACAAGTGGGAACGCAATGAAGAAGGAGAGCGTGAGTACGCTCCTTACGAGAAGACTGTCCCTCGGATTGAGATGGTATCAGCGTGGGACTTCCACCCTGACCCGTCTGCTACGAGCGTAGATGACTGTGAGTATGTCATCGAACGTCACAGACTGAACCGCCAGCAGTTACGTGCCTTGATTAAACGTCCTCACTTCATAGCAGAAGCTATCGAGGAGTGTCTTGCAAAAGGTGCTAACTACGAGGACAAGTACTATGAAGACACCATCCGCGAAGATGAAACAGAGCCGTACGTATCAGAAAGCAGATTTGAAGTCCTAGAATACTGGGGCGTTCTCGATTCTCAGCTTGCCGAAAAAGCAGGCTTTACTGATACCGATTCGATGAGTCAGTTCGATGAACTGCAAGTCAACGTGTGGGTTTGTGGAAATATGATTCTACGGTGTGTTCTCAACCCGTTCACTCCTGCTCGTATTCCATACCAAGTGTTTCCATACGAAGTCAACCCTTATCAGTTGTGGGGTGTCGGCGTAGCAGAGAACATGGAAGATGCCCAGAAGTTGATGAACGGTCACGTTCGTATGGCGATTGATAACCTAGCTCTTGCTGGCAACATGGTATTCGACGTAGATGAGGCCAGCCTCGTACCCGGACAGAACATGGACATCTTTCCCGGAAAGATATTCCGTCGTCAGTCAGGGGTCACAGGCACAGCTATCAACGGCTTGAAGTTTCCGAATACCGCACCTGAGAATATTCAGATGTATCAAATCAGCCGTCAGCTTGCAGATGAGGAGACAGGCATACCTTCTGTTATGCACGGTCAGACGGGCGTATCAGGCACAGGTCGTACCGCATCAGGGCTTTCGATGCTCATGGGTTCTGCGGGTCTGTCTATGAAGACTGTCGTCAAGAACATCGACGACATGCTTCTCAAGCCTTTGGGCGAGGCATACTTCCAGTGGAACATGCAGTTCAACGACAAGTCTCCCGACATCGAAGGCGACTTGGAAATCAAACCTCGTGGTGTGGCTGCTGTTATGCAGAAGGAAGTTCGTAGTCAGCGTTTGACAACACTACTTCAGACAGTTGCCAATCCGATGCTGGCTCCGTTTGTTAAGATACCAAACTTGATGCGGGAGTTGGCTATATCGCAGGACATCGACCCTGATAGTCTTGTCAACGATACGAACGAAGCTCAGATTTACGCACAGATGTTACAAGGAATGATGGCAAATGCTCAACAAGCACCAAGCGCAGAAGCTGGCCCCGCTGGTCAACAACAAGGAATGGGTCCTGCTGGAGGAGTACCTCAAGGACCTCCGGGAATTGACGATTCAGGGCGTGGTGATGGCACAATCGGAGTCGGAACTCCGCCAAGCGCAGGGGAAGCTGGCTTTACTGGAAATGCTCCTCAAATTGAAGAGTAATCACGAGGCGGTAATAAAGAATGGTTGATAGAATCCAAATAGGAGTAGGACCCCGTATATCTTACGACGAGTCTAGACGTATAAGTTTTTCAGGCGGCAGTAAGGAAGTGCTGACAAGAGACCAGTACCAAAACTCCTACGTCGATTTTTTCAACCAAACCTTAGGGATGCCTACCTTAGGAGAAGAGACAGGCATAGACGTTTCAACTCCTGAGATAGCAGGGGTTTCTACAGGGCAAGATAACAGTGATGGATATGAAGATTCCCAATCCACACTGCAGACCAACTTAAACAAGGCTCTAGCCGGAGACCCCGGACCTTTCGGGGGAACCTTTAAGTACGGGGCAGATGCTTATAATCCTGATTTTGACCTCAACGCTCATTTACAAAAAAACAATCCAGATAGAGTTAATATATTTAACAGTCTTACAGGGCCTCTTGCTACAAACAACTTTTCCGACGTGGATTTGGGAGTTGTGTTCGACTCTACTGCAGAAAAAGCTACAGAGCTACCCGGCTCAGTTGGAAAGACTGCCACAGAATTGAAGCGAGAAGGTTTTGTAAAAACCCTAGAGGCTAATAAAGAAAAAGTAGCCAGTACTCTTTTTGGTATGTTGGGAGGTATTCCCGGTGCTGTTGTAGGAAGTTTCATAGGAGGCAAAGCGGATAAAAATGGCTTTGGAAATACCAGCTTTAGACCCGGTGGAGCTTTAGGTGGTGTCTTCGATTTTCTGACTGCCAAACAGAGCGACCACATAAGTAAGATTAAAGCTGCCACAGCAGCAGGGTCTTCCGTTAAAGGGTTTGCCATGACTATCGGAGACTTTGGCATAACTCGTCCTCCGGGAAGCGGTGCCTACACGGGAAACATGAGAGGGATGAGCCACGTTCAAGTCAAAGCCTTAGAAGCTCTGAGTAAAGGGTTCGTTCCATCTGGATACAGTACCGTAACTGAAACAGGCACGACTCTGAGAGACGATGGTTACACAACAGGTCAGTTAAGCACGGGTTCGTTCTATCAAGATGATGGTTCCATCATGTCAGCAGACGGCAGGACTGCTGCTTATGGATATGATAGGGATGCCAAAGCACTTGCAGAGAAATTCGGACTGGACTACTCGACACGCAAGCAGGATGTTTTAGACGTTATAAACAATGCGCGGCGAAATGGAGGCGGTCTAGAAGCGGGCATGATAACGCTGTCTGGAAATAACATCACGTCATCTATGAACTTCTACGGGCCAGACTCTGGCGTTGCTGGCACTGGGGCTGGCACTGGGGCTGTAACACGGAGCGGCGATGGTCAAAAGTTCAGCGGCTCATACTATGATACAGCCACAGGTAGAACAATTACAGTACCCACAAGTGTAACCATCGGGGGGTATGACGCCGATACTGGAATCTATACTCCACCAACAGCTACATACGATTATTCTGGTGAAACCCCGCCTGATTCTGCTGCGGATACAGGACGTCCGGATGGTAATACTCAGGTTGGTTCAACGGGCAGCGGCTCAAGTGATGAAAATCCCGGCGGTAGTCTTGGCTTTGGTGCTGGCGATAGAGATACAGGCAGCTACGATGAAGCTGGAATGTTTGCTTCAGGCGGTCGCATCGGCATGGCTGCAGGTGGACAGATGGCAGCAGGCATGGAACCGTCTGGATTTATCGGTGCGCCGCCTAGTCAGGTACCCGAAGGACAGACAGTTGCAGACAACGTGAATACCCAAAAGCCAGAGGGAACATTTGTCATAAATGCAGCAGCCGTGGAGTTCGCAGGAGAACAAGATATCGTCAAGATGCTCAATGACGCACAAAAAGAAGCAGTTAGACGTGGAATAGCACTTGACAATGACGAATCTAGCGGTAAACTAATAGATGTGGCTGTATCACGCGGAGAAGTGACAGTTGCACCTTACCTCGTCAAAATCATCGGTGAAGACCGCCTTACCAAGATAAACAATCGGGGTAAGCCGGAAACTCAAGAGCGCATCCAAGAGAATGGTCAGCAAGTCATGGGCGCGGCTGAAGGTGGGTTCCTCGGTTTTATTGACAGCATCAATCCCTTCTCATCTAGCGAAGAAGAAGCCCCCCAACAAGGCTTTGCTACAGTACCCGTAACACCCACAGGACCACAGCCTGTACAAGCAGGTACAGAGTACGCAGGTGACGAAGGAGACGACATCCCTGAAACGGCTTTACAAGCTCCACCTGCGTTTGTAGCACAGCTAGAACAGCACTACAAAAAGCCTGTCACTCGTACACAAAATAAAAAGCTGTACGACAAGATGAGCAACGAACAGTTGCTGGCGCACATGCTTATGGCAGAAACCAAGTCGTCTACAGACCCAGAAGAAGCGATGTATGCTGTAGGTCAAACCGCCATACACCGCAGGAACTCAAACGAGCCAGAGTTTAGAAAACAAAAGAGTCTTAGAGACGTTCTTCTAAAGCGGCTATCTAAAGGTGCCTTTGAGTACGCAGGCATGGATGTCAAGCGTAACAAGGGACTAAAAGAAAATTTTACAACGAACAGAGCCAACTACGAAAGAGGACTAGCCAGAGCAACTGTGATTGCTCAAGATTTGCTAGGCGGAGAGATGGAGTCAGACCCAGCAGTATCTCCTGACGTAATGTGGTACACAAGACAAGACGCACCCAATCAGTGGATGCGAAACAATTTAACTCTGGTAGAAATCATTGGAGAACACGAGTTCTACAAGGCACCAGATTAATATTCGTCAGCTACCCGCAATACTGCGGCCCTGACATAACCGAAGCGGCTACCTACACGCCAAGTAGCCCCGCACTACGAGGTAAAGAAATGGCAAAAGCAAGAGGCCACCGTGCCAACAAACCTAACGATTCATTTGGTGCAATAAATAATGATTCGTTATATCGTGGAAAGCACCGTGACGCAGTTTACATCGACGATGATGATGAAGACAACGAAGCGGAAGAAACTACAGAAACACAACAAGCGAACACCGAAGAGGCCACTTCGCAAGATAGCACCAGTTTCGTAGAGAATAAAAAAGAAGCGGAACACGATTACAAGAAACGCTATGATGACTTAAAGCGACACTACGACGAAAAAGTAGGAGAGTTCAAGTCAGAAGTAGAATCACTTCGCAACACGATGACAGAACGGGCGGCAGAAATGCCTAGGGGTGTAACACCACCTCGTACGCAAGAAGAACTCGCAGAGTTCAAGGAGCGTTACCCTGACGTTTTTGAAGTAGTACAAACTGTGTCCTCTATGCAAACAGAGTCACAAGTTTCAAAACTACGCGAAGAATTGGGAACTATCAAAGACCGGGAACAGGAACTAGAGAAGCAGAAAGCCTTCGAGGAACTGCTACGGCTCCACCCAGACTTCGACGAACTCAAGACAAGTGATGAGTTTCTAAAGTGGCTAGAAGACCAGCCACAGTCCATCGCAGATGGCATCTATAAGAATAACAAAGATGCTAAGTGGGCGGCACGGGTCATAGACCTCTATAAAGCCGATACTGGCTTAACCAAGAAGAAATCTAAGTCTTCACCATCAGCAGCAGATGCAATTACAAAAACCCCTGCTAGGGACGTAAGCACCAATGCTGGTAACAAGAAGATTTGGAAGGCTTCAGAAATTCGTACCCTAAAACCGTGGCAGTTCGAAAAGCTAGAAAGCGAAATCGACGCTGCCCGTTCTGAAGGTCGAATAGATTTAAACAACTAACTAAACCTCAAAAAATGGAAGGATTGAACTCATGGCGTTCGATACTGCTGCAGGTTATGGTAACCTGCCTTCCGGTAACTTTGCACCGGAAATTTTCAGCCAAAAGGTTCTCAAGTTTTTCCGTCGTGCTTCGGTTATTGAAGATATTACAAATACCGATTACGCTGGCGAAATTGAAAACTTTGGCGATACAGTCAAAATCATTAAGGAGCCGACTGTAACTGTCTCTTCTTATCAGCGAGGCTCTGTGGTAAACCCACAAGACTTGGCTGATGACCAAATCTCTATGGTCGTTGACAATGCAAACGCTTTCGCGTTTAAGATTGACGACATCGAAGAGCGTCACTCACACATCAACTTCGAAGCACTTGCCACCTCTTCTGGTGCGTTTGCTCTGAAGCGCAAGTACGATGCTGCTGTTCTACAGCACATCTCTGATGCCGCTGGTATTGCAGCGTCTGCCGTTTCTGGTACGACTCTAACAAATACCGTAGCAGCAGGCACATTAGGAACAGCCAATGCTCCTATCAACGTTGAAACAAATGACAACGGCATCAATTTGATGTTGGCTATGGCTCGTCTACTTGACGACCAGTCTGTGCCTGAAGAAAACCGCTGGTTTGTAGCACCTCCAATCTTCTACGAGAAGATGTTCCAAGCTGGCAACAAAATTGCTGAAGTCCAAGTGACTGGCGATGCTTCATCTCCGCTGCGTAATGGCCTTGCCATCAACGGTTCCTTCGCTGGTTTCCGTTGTTACAAGTCTACTGCACTAAACAGCACAGGTGGAACTGACCAAGTAACTCTGACTGACGGCTCCGCAACTCTTGCAGTAGACGGCTCCGAGAACGTAGTTCTTGCTGGTCACATGTCTGCTGTAGCGACTGCATCCCACATCGCTAAAACCGAAGTGGTTCGTTCAACTGAGTCATTCTCTGATGTCATTCGTGGACTTCACGTTTTTGGTCGCAAAGTACTG